CGCTGGCCGGCACTGGCGTGCCGTCGTCGCCACGCCACGGTCGGAAGTCCCCGTCGGCTGTCTCCTTCGCCAGGGCGTTGCCTCGGAACAGGCGACAGAACTTGTCGACCAGGAGGTCCATGGTCACACGGTCGTTCACCGCTGCCTTCTCCCCTTGCGGACACTGTTGCGTTTCAGCAACTGCCGCAGCTTCACGCCGACCACAGGACGCCTACCCCCCACCAGCTGTCACCTGATCGAAAATCGACCGGCCGATACGCGGATGCACGGCGTTTCGCAGGATCTGCGCTGGGCAATGATTGCCATCGAGGTAGACGTTCTGCTTGAAGTGGATCCCGAGCCAGTCCATGAGAACCTCCTTGCCAGCCAACGTGGCCTGGTTGATGAACCCCGCGGGACGCTTGATGTCCTCAACCTCGAACGGCGCACTAGACCAGAACAGGTGCCGGCCCACACGCGTCGTCGGTGCCACCAACGGCTCGTAATAAGGCGCCACGTTCTCGACCACCCACGGCACCTTCACGAAATGCTGGCAAAACAGGATCTCCTGGTACAACGCCATGTCTGGATAGCGCCGCAGCCTGTGGCGCGTCGCCTTCATCATCCGACTATGGGACTGACACGGCGGACTCGACCACACCCAGTCGAAGTCGTCTGCGCCATGCTCCAACAGGTACGCATGGGCATCCCCAACCACCACCTCGTCGTCGGGGTACAGCTCCGAATAGACGGCGGCCACACGCTCGTCCAGCTCGACGGCCACCACATCCACATGGGCAGGTAGCAGCGCACGGTTGCCCCCGATGCCCGCGTAACAGTTGAGATATCGAAGCCTCACCGCATGAACCTGTCATCAGGAGGAATGTCATCATCACGATACGCACGAATCTGACCGGTGTGCGGGCACAGAAAGTATTCGAAGTCGCCAAGCTTGTTCGGAGGCCGCTTGTTCTTCGTCAACCGCACGTTGATCGACACCGAGTGGTAGCACCTCTCCACATAGGTGAGCGCAGGATCATCCCGTCGGCGGTACACGCCGAGAACAGCCAACGCCTCCTGCTCACCGCCATACTTGCCAGCCGTGATCATCGCCGGCTTGTGCCGGTCACCAGACCCACGTCCCGCCTGATGCACGACAGCCAACGGAATGCTGGCCGACTTGCACCACCGCTTCAACCCCTGCGCCTTGGCGACCACACCCGTATGGTCCGACTCCCCTGGCTGCAACTCAAGATAGTCGACCATGGCAAAGTCAGGGTGCCGACCCCAATAGTCCTGCGCCTCCTTCAAAGCGTCAGACATCTGCGTGAACGTGAGCGCACCGTCGTTGATGAGGATCCTGTCGAACAACGAATGGGACGCTGAACGGACCTCGTCCAACGTGGCCTGGTCACCGTCCTTGATGCGCTGCTCCAACTCTTCACCGTTGCGGGTGTAGGCAATGCAGTGGAGCTTCTGGGCGACGAGTTCGCGAGGCTCATCGGGGGAGAACATCAGGATGTGGGCGTCAGTGTTCAACAGGGCGTTGACTATCGAGTTGTACAACACCTGCGACTTGCCGTTGTGCGAGTGGCCCACGACGAGGAGCATCTCGCCGCGGGCCAGACCTCGCATGCACAGGTCAACCTCGGGGAAGCCGAGCAGGAACCTGCCCTCGTCGTTGCGAACGTAATCGATGAACGAATCGAACGCTGTCGAGGTCGGTTCGATGAACTTGTAGTTGGTGGTGTCAGCGTCGTCGCTGGCCGCCCCCGCTATTCGTTCAACTATCTGCTCGGGGGTGAGTGGGGATGGCAGCTCGGACATTAGACACCGCAGCGTGTGTGCATGTCCTCCACGTTGAAGGCGTGGATGGAACCGTCGCCCGCCTGGATGCTGGTCGGAGCGTCGGAGAGCCACAGGCCGATCCGCTTGTTCCCGAGGTCGTACATGGCAGCGCCCGCCTCCGAGATGTTGAAGTCTGCTGCGTTGGGTGCGTACCCACCATTGGCCTTGCCGAGAGCTTTCTTCGCGGCGTTATCAAAAACAATGATCTTGCCGTCGGCGGTCTTCTGGCCGGCACACAGAAACGCGACGGTCCACGCTGCCTGCTTGGAACCCGTTGCCGTCGAGTTCCATCTGCTTGCGGGCACGCCCCGCCGGCTTCGCCGCCGCAGGAGCAGGGGCCGGCGGCGCTGCCAGCGGGGGTGCATCGCCACCAGGAGCGACCGCAATCTCGGCACCTGGGAACATGGCCTGCACCTGAGCGACAGGACTCGGCGCAGGAGACATCACGGGCGGTGCCGCAGCAGCCGGCACAGCAGCAGCCGGCACAGCAGCTACCACGTTGTCGCCACCCGCCCTGTCGATGATGTCGTTGTAGACTGTCTCGGCGCAGGCGAGGTACTCGGTGATCCCGTCCCTGCCTTTGCCCATGCACATGGAACCCGCCACCTTTGCGGCCACCTGAGCGATGATCGACCGATCCTTGTCATTCATTTTCTTCTCCCCTTTCGGGATTGTCGTTACCAGTTCGCCGGCTTGGAACCGACGCCCAGGTACTTGCCACGGCAGGCGCCCCAGTTGGGACACCAGTCGTCAGAACATTTCCAGCCATCGTAGCGCAACGGCCACGACGGAAGTTTCCCCTCAACCAGATCAGCAATCGAGTTGCACATCGGAACGAGTGCAGCCCAGTCCTGAGAGGTACGGGTCACGTCGATGATCTCAACCTCACCGTCGGTCAGGTAGCAGTACCTGAATGGCTGCGGCGACTCCAGGTCGCCACGCTCATGGGCGCGAGCCAGCGTGTAGATCATCGACTGTAGATCGTTGCGGCGGATCAGATACTCGCGGTCATGCTGGCCCGTCTTCCAATCCCACGTCAGGTCCGCCTCGTCAAGATCGCGGGTGCCGTACAGGGAGATGCGACGGGCCTCATCCTCGTAGAGGACAAACTCGAATGACTTCTCGACACCCACAGGGTTCAGGTACGGGAACACCTCAGCGCACCACACCCTGACCATGGTCTCGGCGCCCTCGATGGTCGCCTCAGGGGTAGTGGCACCCTTGTTCCACTTCCCGATGCTGTCGACAAGACTGTCCCACGACCAGTGGAAAGCCTCAAGGATGTCGTCGGTGGTCAGCTCCTGGCCGGCCATGCGGGCCAACAGCGCCGCTTCGATGGCGGCATGCACGGCGGTGCCTCGCACCGCCTTGCTGCCGGCCACATCAATAGCGGTCCCGTTGCGGATGGTGCGGGCCTTCTCGGGGCAATCCAGAAAGGCGTTCAACCACGACTGTCGGAAGCGATGTTCGATCATGCCCACACCTTAGGTGGGGGGTGTGACAGTCGGCGGGGATCCGTATCTGATATCAGATATCAGATAATCAGATAATCAGAAGATGGCCCCAGGGGGCCATCATCAGATGTATCACATGGAACCGTTCTCGCGCAACCTCTTCTCGCGGGCACGCAGAATCTTGGCGACACGGGACCGGCTCACGCCGGCCCAGCGCCCCACCTCAGCCTGGCTGTGGGTACCACCGTTCACCAACGCTGCGATGTCATCCTCGCGGGCGTCGGACAGCTCCGACCGCAACGCCTGTAGGTCGCGTTCCAACATGGTTCTCATCCGCATACGATCCCGAGGCTTGAGCCTCACCAGGGTCTGTTGCAGCTCGTCAAAGGCTGGTAGAAACAGGTGACCGTCACTCGCCATCTCGATGTTCCTTCTGTTCGTTCACATCGTATGCCCGCTGGCGGGCGGCAGCCTGGTCGGTGTCCCACCCGACCTGTGTGTCACCGTCCCAGACAATCCAAGCCGTCTGCGTCAGGCCCGCCCCGAGGTAAACGACCTGCCTCTCCACAGTCACCGTCATCCCGCCCCCTGTGCAGCCAACAACGCCTCTTTCGTGACCGCCTTCTGCGGAAACGGTTGAGACACTTTGAACGGGGTCGGGTGTAAGACTCCCGCGCATTGTTCCCCAATCCAGTACCGGCGGAGCCTGACTTCGCCTGTGATCGAGGTGAG